ATCTATAAGAAGGATGTCCCGTGCACCGTCGTCGGCACGTGGACCTATGAGTGGACCGGAACCATCGTCGGGTCAGACGTTGTCGTGGGAACGTGGGAGGTTCACGAAACCCAACTCGGTCACCTGTATTGCACGGTCGAGATGCTGAAGTCCCGATTCAAAGACAGCCGCACCGCCGACGATCTCGAATACCACTCCGCGTGTTTTGCAGCGTCCCGTGCGCTGGAGCAGTACTGCGGCCGGGTGTTCTACCAGAGCACCGACACCCGCACCTTTGCCACCGCCGATTCAACGTGTCTGCGGCTGCCGGAATTCTGCGACCTTGTCTCGGTGACCAGCCTGTCTGTCGGCGGCACGGCGACCACCGATTACGAACTGCTCACCAACGACGGCACACCGAACGTTAATGCCGGGCCGGAACCGAAACCCTATGTGGCGATCGCGGGGAACTTCCCGAGCACGGTCGAGATCACCGGGGTATGGGGTTGGCCATCGGTGCCGTGGGCAATCAAACAGGCAGCGGCGATGGTGGCGGCCGAAACGTTCAAGCTGAAGGACTCGGCCGGAATGGTTGCCTCAGGCTATGACGATTTCGATGTGACGATGCTGGCGGCCGAGGGTCGGCGCCGGTTCGCACGGTTCGCCAACCCCTATAGGCGGCATGCCTTTCTGGCGGCGTGATGGCCACCAATGAGGAGATCCGTGAAGGCCTGGCCGACCGGCTCCGCACCATCACCGATCTCCGCGTGCACGAACGGCCCCCCGGCGAGATCATCACCGATGCCGCCGTGGTCCGCCGACGCTCGACCGTCTATGACGTGAGCCTTGACGGCCTGGTTGATACCGGCTGGGGCATCACCGTGTTTGTTGCCTTCAGCAACACGGATGCCGCGACGTTGGCGCTGGACGAGTACGTGTCGCCGGATGGGCCGAGGTCGGTGGCGCTGGCGGTGAACGCTGATCCCACCTTGGGCGGGATTGTCGACTATGCCCGGGTGATCAGTGCCGACGGCGAGAGCGTGACGGCGTATGCCGGGGTGGATTACCTGACGGTTGAATTCGTGGTCGAGATCGGAGACTGACGGTGACTCATGTTGTGTTGACCGGCGCGTCAGGGTTTGTCGGCAGCCACGTGCTACGACACTTGCTCACGGCAACAGACTGGACGCTGGCCTGTCCGGTGACCTTCCGGCACAAGGGCCTGCCGCGCCGGATCGTGTCGGCACTGGACGACCACCGGCAATGGTGGGAACGCGTCGATGTCATCACGTGCGATCTGTCGTCGCCGGTCGATCGGATCACCCTCGACCAACTCGGCGGTGAGCATTGCCGGTACGTGATCAACGCGGCCTCCGAGTCGCACGTTGACCGGTCGATCTCACACCCGGTGCCGTTCGTTGCCAACAACATCAATCTCGTGTTGAACGTGTTAGAGGCAGCGCGCAGGATGCCGAACTTGGAGAAGCTGATTCAGGTTTCCACCGACGAGATCTACGGGCCGGTGCCGAGCGGCTACGCCTCGCGGGAATGGGACGCGGTCATCCCGTCGAATCCTTACGCCGCATCGAAGGCGGCGCAGGAAGCGATCGCGGTTTCGTACTGGCGAACGTTCAACGTACCGTTGATCATTACGAACACGATGAACATCATCGGCGAAATGCAGGACGCGGAAAAGTTCGTGCCCAAGGCAATCAAGTCTGCGCTGTCCGGGGATACGATGCCGATCCATGCCGCGCGCAACGGCACGCCCGGGTCACGGCATTACCTGCATGCCCGCAACCAGGCGGACGCGTTGTTGTTCCTGCTCAACCAGGTGTTGCCCGATGTGCGATACGGGCCGGGGGCAACGAAGCCGCCACGGTTCAACATTGTCGGGGAACGCGAGATCGACAACCTCACCATGGCGCGAATGATTGCCGAGTATGTCGGCAACGACGTGAACACAGAGATGGTCGACTTCCATTCCGCGCGGCCCGGTCACGATCTCCGCTATGCCATGACCGGCGAGCGCATCGAAGCATTGGGCTGGAAGGCGCCGCTGCCGCTGGAGGACTCGCTCCGCAAAACCGTCGAATGGACTCTCGACCACCGGGAGTGGTTGTCGTGAGAATCCTCTTGCTACACCCGGGCCCGTGGTTCTCCGTGCACGACGTATGGGTCGGCTGGCACGAGGGCCTGGTCGCGGCCGGGGCGAACGTTGCCACGTACAACCTTCACGACCGGCTGACGTTCTATGACCGCACCTATTTGCAGGTTGAAGGCAACCAGTTCCGCAAGGCGCTCGACCCGGATCAGGCGATAGGCCTGGCTATGAACGGCGTACTGTCGGCGGCCTATCAGTTCTGGCCTGACGTGGTAATCGCGGTGAGCGGTTTCATGGTGCAAGCCGACATGCTCGATCTTCTCCGCAACCGTGGTCACAAGGTGGTCCTGCTGCACACCGAGGAACCGTACGAATTTGATCGCGAGATCGCGTTGGCCGGGCATGCCGACTTGAACCTACTTAACGACCCGACACACCTGGACAAGTTCCAAGCTGTTGCTCCCAGCATCTATATGCCGCACGCCTACCGGCCGCACTTCCACCGTCCCGGCCCGGCTGATCCCGAGGCAGCATCAGACTTCACCTTTGTCGGCACCGCGTTCCCCTCCCGCGTTGCCTTCTTCGAAGCGATGGACTTCGACGGGATTGACGTGGCGCTTGCCGGGAACTGGCAAATGCTGGAGGAGAGCTCACGGCTGCGGGCCTTCCTGGCTCACTCGATCAAAGAGGGCTGCGGCAATGCCGAGGCAGTGAAGCTGTATCGGTCGTCGCGGGTCGGCATGAATTTGTACCGGCGCGAGATTGAGAACGGCGGCACACCTGACGGCTGGTCGGTCGGCCCTCGTGAAATCGAGATGGCGGCGACCGGCTTGTTCTTCCTCCGGGATTCCCGGGCCGAGGGCAACGAACTCTTTCCGATGCTGCCAACTTTCACTGGCCCCGACGATGCCAGCGAGCAACTGCGCTGGTGGCTGGCCCACGATGCCGCGCGGTCCGATGCCGCCGACAAAGCACGGGAAGCAATCGCATCCCGGACGTTCGATCACCACGCAGCCGAATTGCTGCACTTGATTGAGGGGTAAGGAAAATGGCTAGAGTGCATGGCCGGTCCGGTCGCGTATACATGAACATTGCCTCGGGCGGTTTGGCCGAGCCGATCGCATTCCTGAATGCCTGGAGTGTGAGCTTCGAAACAGACAAGGCCGATGTCACCTCTTTCGGTGACTCCAACAAAGTCTATGTCGCGGGCCTGCCGGATTCGTCCGGCGAATTCTCCGGCTTCTACGACGACACGACGGCGCAGACCTACACGGCAGCCGTCGACGGCATCGCGCGGAAGTTCTACCTGTACCCGACCAGCGCCAACACCCAATACTGGTATGGGTACATTCTCCCGGACTTCAGCGTGAACGCCGGTGTCGGTGGCGCTATCGAGATCTCGGCAAGCTGGAACGCGTCCAGCGCCATCACGAAGCAGGGGTAGCGGTGGCGGACGATCTCACCATTGTCGGCGCCGACAAATTCGGCAAGCTGGCCAAAGCGTTGCGGGAGTACGGCGACAAAGACTTGCGCCGTGACCTGTACGCCGGGATTAACCGCGCGGTCAAACCCCTGACCGCAGACGTTAAGGCGCGGACACCGATGTTCCTGCCGAACTCCTACGCGGTGGAACTGGCCAAGTCTTTGCGGGTCAAGGTGCGCCGTCGTGGCGGCCGAGACCCGGGGGTGAAGCTGCGGGCCGTCGCCAAGACCAAAGGTGGCAGAGAACGCAACCTGACGGCGTTGAACCGTGGTCGGCTGCGGCACCCCCTCTACGGCAACCGGTCGCATTGGTTCAACCAGCCGGTACGCGCGGGCTGGTGGGATCAGCCGTTGCTCGAAGGCTCGGACGAAGTGCGCCGCCAGATCGTCTCTGTGATCGATGACATAGGCAACAAACTCGACCGGAAAATGTGAGTGCTCATGGCAACCAAACTGAAGGTCACCTATGCCGACGGCCGGGACCTGGTGATCCTTGCCAGCCCGCGCGCGCAGGTGGAAACCGAACGGCATTTCCGTGGGCAGGGTATTGCCGAGATGAATCAGGTAGAGGCCGGGTACCACCTGGCCTGGGCCTCGCTGTATTACGCGCACCGGGAGACCAGCGAATTCGAAGCCTGGCTAGATGAAGTGTCCGATGTGGAGGACGTGACACTCACCGTGCAGGATGAGATCGCGTCGGACCCTACCCCAATGGCAGTGTCGTCTATTGGATCGTCAGGTTAAGCCTGGCAACACATCTGCCCTTTGACTATCTGGCTGACCTGGATTGGGCGACCCTCTACACCTACGATACGGCGATCAGCGATATCGCCGCTGAAAGAGCGAGGGGGTCGCAATGACCGCTGTCTCGTTCGACATTCTCGGTCACGACCGGTCCGGGTCAAAGGCGCTGAACAAGGTTGGCAGTGCGGCCGACCGGACCCGAGGAAAGTTCGGTGCCCTCGGCAACACTTCCGGCAAGGTCACCGGCCTGATGTCGTCGGGACTCGGCAAGCTCGCCGGGGCGATGACGCTGGTTGCCGGGGTTGCGGTCTTTAAAGACTTCATCGCGGAAGCGAGGGAATCCCGCAAGGTCGGCAACATCACCGCCAACGTGATCAAGACAACGGGCGGTGTAGCCAAGGTCAGTTCCAAGCAAGTCGGTGACCTGGCCATGGCCATCAGCAACAAAACCGGAATCGATGACGAGGCGATTCAAAGCGGCTCGAACCTGTTGCTGACTTTCAAGAATGTTCGCAATGAAACCGGCAAGGGTGCCGACATTTTCAACCGCGCCACACAGGCAGCGGTGGACCTGTCGGCGGCCGGATTCGGCAGCATCACCTCTACGTCGAAGAGTCTCGGCAAGGCCTTGAACGATCCCCTGAAAGGCTTGACCGCATTGGGTAAGGCCGGTGTCACTTTCACCGCCGACCAGAAGAAACAAATTGCAACGCTGGTCAAGTCGGGCCAAACCCTGAAGGCCCAACAGATCATCATGACCGAGGTCGAGTCGCAGATCGGTGGCGCCGCCGCTGCCGCTGCCGACCCGATGCAAAAGCTCGGTGTCATTATCGACAACCAGAAAGAAAAGATCGGCACCGCGTTGCTGCCCGTGGTCGATAAACTGGCCACGTGGCTGGGCAACAAGTTGCCGACGGCAATCAACACGCTGACGGGATGGGCGGGCAAGATCGCCCCTGCATTCTTGGGTGTCGGCGGCAAGATCAAGGATGCGATTGGCAGTGTCGATCTAGGCGGCATCGGTGCCGACATTTACAACGGTGCCGTGGGCTGGGCGAAGTCAATCATCTCGGGAATCAAGAAAGGTTTAGATACTGGCGACTGGGCGCCGCTGGGTAAGTCGCTCGGGTCGGGCCTCATCTCCGCCATTAAGAATATCGGCGAAGGTGGCGGCAAGATCATCGACGCCATTGGCGACTGGCTGAGTAGTGTCGACTGGGGCAAGCTGGCCACGAAATTCTCCAACGCCATTAAGGACACACTCAAGAGCATTGACTGGGCGAAGCTGGGTCAGACTGTCGGCGATGCGCTCTATACAATTTTCACGACCTCTAAAGAATTGGTCGCGAAATTCACAGCGGCAGTTAAAGTCATGCTCGCGAAAGTCGATTGGGTTGGGGTCGGGGACTCAATGACTGGCAGCATCATCGCGGCTGTCGAGCATGTCGACTGGTGGAAGGTATCCGTTGCATTAGTCAAGGGCTTGACCGTTGTCGCAGACGCGCCGTTCGTTGCCCTTAGGGCAGTGCTAAAGGCCGTTGGGCTCTTCGTGGTCGGAATCTTTAGCGGCCTCAATAGAGAGCTCGATCGCATGTCGGCGAATAACTGGTCCATCTATCGCCGCATCGGCGCCGACATTGTGGACGGGTTGAAGGCGGGCGCCTCCGCTGCCGCTAAGGGTATCGGCGGGTGGTTGAAAAAGACGTTAGTTGACCCGGTGGTCGGGTGGGCGAAATCTGGCTTCGGAGTCCACTCTCCATCGACCGTGTTCTTTGCTATCGGCAAGGATATCGTTGCCGGGCTAAAGGGTGGCATTGTCGCGGCGGCCCGAGGGATCGGCACGTGGATCTACCGCACCGTGATTGTCCCGGTGGTGAAGCCGTTCGCGTCGGCCGGTACCTGGCTGGTGTCGCACGGGCGGAACCTGATCGGTGGATTCAAGAACGGCATCCTGGCCATTGGCCGCACCATCGGCAGATTCGTGTATGCCAACGTCATTCAGCCGACGGTACGCGCGTTCACGACGGCGGGAACGTGGCTGGTGTCGCACGGCCGGAACCTGATCGGTGGATTCAAAAACGGCATCCTTGCCATTGGCCGCACCATCGGCAGGTTCGTCTATACGAACGTGGTACAGCCGGTGGTGCGGGTGTTCGCCAACTCTCCCGGCACGTGGCTACTGAAGGCCGGGCAGAAAGTTATCGGCGGCTTCAGTGCGGGTATGCGCTCGGTGTGGGGTGGCGTCACCAAATGGGTGGGCGGGATTGCCACGTGGATCAAGACACACAAGGGCCCCGTGTCGCTCGACGGCCGACTACTGATCCCGGCCGGTAAGGCGATCATGTCGGGATTCCTTACCGGCTTGAAGAGTGGCGCCGGTAAGGCCTGGGATTTCGTCACGAAGATTGGCGGCAAGAGCAAGGAAGCAGTGGCCTCCGCGTATGGCTGGCTGAAGGGGATTGGCTGGTCGGTGCCGGATATCGGCACTACGTCTCTCACCGGCCCGATGACACGCGGCGTGGAACAGTGGCGCGGCATTGCGTTGAAGGCCCTCGCGGCGGCCGGTGCCCCGGCGAGTTGGATTGGTTCCCTGCTACGGCGGATGAATCAAGAGTCCGGGGGCAACCAGTTCGCTATCAACAACTGGGACGTGAACGCCAAGCGAGGCGACCCAAGTAGGGGCCTCATGCAAACAATCGGCGGCACCTTCCGTGCCTACGCCGGGCAGTACGCCGGGCGCGGGATCTATGACCCGTTCGCCAACATCTACGCGTCGATCAAGTACGCCAACGCGCGCTACGGCGCGGCGCCTCGTGGATGGGACAGGGCCGGTGGCTACCGGCTCGGTACGCCGTGGGTGCCCAACGACCAGTTGGCGTTCCTGCACAAGGGTGAGGCGATCGTCCCGGCCGAGGTCAACCGCCACCGCGTCACATCGATGGGGGCCGGGGGCAACGGTTCCGTCTCGCTCCGGGTCGACAGTAGCGGGTCACGGATGGATGACTTCCTTGCCGAGATGATCCGGCGCTACGTGAGGGTGAACGGGGGCAACGTGCAAAGGGTGTTTGGCGATGCCAACTAACCAGCGCACGATCGAGATCGAGACGGCGCCGGGTGTGTGGACCGACATCTCAGGTGACGTGTACGAACGGTCACCCATCATCATTGCCCGGGGCAAGAGTGATGAACAGTCCCTGGCCCAGGCGCAACGGCTGACGTTCACGCTGGAGAACCGCGACGGCAAGTACTCGCCGCGCAATCCGTTGTCTACGCTCTATGGTTCGATCGGCCGGAATATCCCGGTGCGGTGCAAGATCGACAGCGGCGCCTTTACCCGGTTCTACGGCTACATTCCCGACATCGCCCCACGGTGGAATGAGAAACACAGCGACAACTTCATTGAGGTGGAGGCGTACGGAATTCTTCGGCGCCTGAGTCAGGGGCAGCCGGTCATCTCCAACGCGCTGCGGGATTACGTCCTGTCCCAGTCCACCCTCGTGGCCTACTACCCGTTGTCCGGTGGGGAAGGCACGATCTATTCCCAGAACCTTGCGCCGGGTGCGGTCGGGTCGTTCCGGGGATCGAAGAATGCGATCTTCACCTACGGCAAAGACATGGGCAATGCGCCGTGGCTGGACACCGGCATGGAATTGAATGCGACCGGCGATGTCCCGTATATGGAAGGCCGAGTGAATTCCAAGACCACGAATGTCGCCTTGGATTTCGTATTCCAGTCCCCGGCCTTTGGCGTGCTGGACGTTGAACTGTGGCCGTCTATGGATCAGTACTACCGGTTGCGGTTGAACACCTCGGCCGACGCGGGCACGGCGCTGGTCACGTACTTCAACGACAAAGACGGATTAGTGAGTGGTTCGGTGACGGCGGTCATTCCCGAACTGGACGACACCGAATTGCATACGTGCCGGTTCGAGCTCGACACCATCGCCGGGCCGAATACCCAATATTCGGTGTATATCGACGGCGCGTTGTTGACCTCGGGAACGACCGGCCTCGGCTATTCGATGTACTGGCTGCCGATGTTCCGGTTCCACTATTCCCGGTTCGTGAGTCAGACCGTGATGAATATGGCGCACCTGACGGTGTGGGCCGACAACACGGCAGCGAACATGCCGACCGCACAGGAATACACCGATGCGGCGTTTGCCTACACCGGCGAGACGGCGATTGATCGCATGGAAAGGATCTGTGCCGACGGCGACATTCCGTTGACGGCGGTGGGGACCGCTGCCGATTCCATGCCGATGGGTCCGCAGTTCGCCGAGACCCGGCAGGAATCCCTGCTGGAATGTGCCAACACGGATCTCGGGATTCTCTTCGAGACGCGCAACAGTCCGGGCCTGACGTACGTGTCACGGTCGGCGCTGTACAACCAGACGGCGCAGTTCACCCTTGCCTACAGCAACGGTCATGTGGCGCCACCGCTTGAACCGGTCGATGACGATTCGAACCTGCGCAACGATGTCACCGCCAGCAGGCGCGAGGCAGGCTCGGACCGCTTCACCGTGGACACCGGCGCGTTGTCGACGCTCGACCCGCCGACCGGCGTCGGCCGGTACAACACTGATGTCACGGTGAACCCCGTAACCGACGGCTACCTGTACGGCATCGCTGCCTGGCTGGCGAATATCGGCACCCTCGACCGGGCCCGCTGGCCGAGTGTCACGGTGAACCTTGCCAGTAGCAACATTTCCGGCGCGCTGGAAAACCTGATCAAGGCTGCCGAGGTCGGTGACCTGTTCACGATTACCGGCCTGACCAGAGCCTTTGTGTATGACGATGTTCCGCTGATCATCGTCGGGTACACCGAGACGATCACCCGGGTAACCCACACGATCACCTTCAACTGCATGGCGGCCGACCCGTACACGGTGAGTCTGTACAACACGGCGCGCTATGACGCGGACCGGTCAACGGTCACCTCGAACGTCACCTCCGGCGCAACGTCGCTCTCGGCAACTAAATCGGGAACCACGTTGTGGACCACGGACGGCACCCAAATGCCGTTCGACATTTTGGTCGGCGGTGAGCGGATGCGCGTGACCGCCGTCAGTGGTTCGAGCTCCCCGCAAACCCTCACCGTCACCCGCGCCATCAACGGCGTGGTGAAGGCGCAGACGGCCGGGACCGCTATCGAGCTCTGGGATACACCCCGCTACGCCCTTTAGTTGCGCACGGCAAATACATAGGAGGACCGATGGCGTTCTCTGCCGGTGACAAGATCATGGCCCCCGGTCTGCCCAACGTGCAGGCCTTCACCGCATCCGGCACCTGGACCAAACCGTCTGGGTTGCGGGCCGTGATGGTGGAAGTGGTCGGCGGTGGCGGCGGCGGTGGCGGGTCCGTGCAGGGCACCGCGCAGCAGACCGAGGGTGGGTACGGCGGCGGCGCGGGCTACGCAAGGAAGTTGTTTCAGGCAAGCGAAATCGGCGCCTCGGCAACCATCACCGTCGGCGCCGGTGGCACCGGTGGATCGTCGGCGGCCGGGACCGGGGGTGTCGGCGGCACCAGTTCGTTCGTGTCCGGTGCGGCCACCGTGAGCGCGTCCGGTGGCACCGGGGGATTCGGGTGCTCGACCTCGCAGACCTCGGCCACCGGTGGCAGCGGCGGCACCGGCACCGGGGGAGACATCAACGTCGCCGGGCAGCCGGGCAGCAAGGGCCGTGTGATCTCTGCGCTCGCGGTCCTCGCGGGCACGGGCGGGATCTCCGGGAACGGCATGGGTGGCGGTGCCCCCTCCCGCAGTTCGGCCGGGACCGGCGATGTGGGCCAGCCCTACGGCGGCGGCGGTGGCGGCGGATTCGGCGCGAACGGCAGTAGCGGCAACTGGGGCGGTGGCGTCGGCGGCGCTGGCGTCGTCATCGTCACAACCTACTTCTAATGATGCCCGAGGCAACTATGCGCGTGTTCCTGTACAGCCCGCACCCCGACGACGAACTGTTGAGCATGGGCCTGGCCATCGTCTACTACCTGGCCAACGGCGTCGACGTGCATCTCGTGTCGATGAACAACGGCGGCGCCATCGGAGTGGCGAACACGTTGAACGGGGCAACGGGTTGTTCCGTGCCAGCCGACCACCCCTACACCCATTCACCGACCCGCGAGGGATACCCGACCCTGACCGTGGCCGACATCGCGGCGGCCCGGATTCTCGAAGCACGCTCGACCCTCGGCGCGATGGCGATGGTGCCACCCTCGACCGCGACGGCAGGCAGCATCACTCACCACGTGGCCGACCTGCCAGACGGGTTCGGCGGACCGGCGCACAACCCTCCGACGGCGCAGGGTGTAGTGCTTGCCAAAGGCATCATTAAATCGTTCGTGGACACGTACCCGAATAGTTTCCACTACACGATGACGGATGCGGAAGCGCTCGACGGCATGGCGTCCGACGGCGGCCCCGGGCATCCGGATCACGCGGCCTGTGGGTGCGCGTTGCGGGAGTTGAAACAGTCCACGGCGCTGGCCCCCGGCATGGGTGGCTTGACCTACGCACAGGCCTTGACCGGCGCGCGGTTCTTCGTGAGTCGGTTGTACTGGGCAACGAGTCGGCCCGACACGAAGTATCCGGCGCCGTTGCTGGACGTGGCGAACGGCACGCTCCAATGGTTCAACACGGGCAGCCGGTACGCGGACTATTGCAACTGGATTCGTGGCCAGGTCCTCAAGCCCTACAAGGCATGGAATCCAGCGGCGGGCGCGTATGGCGTCGGCTGGCATCAGGTGCCGTCACAGTTCAACTCCAATTTCGGCACCGGCGTCAGCATCGCGAACCTTTGGCATGCGTGATGACCGAGCAGGGCTGGACGCTGGCCACGTTGAAGGAACACCTGCAGCGCCAGCATGACGACTTGGTTGCCTCACTCAACGAACGGCAGCGCGTCACCGAGGAACGGTTCGCCCAGGCGAACACGTTGCTGGAGCTCTTGAACGAACGGGCCGGGAAGCTGCTGAGCCGGGACGAGTACGACGCGAAACACGAAACGCTGGTCGAGCGCATCGATGCCATGGAACGCCGTCTAGACGAACTGCACGGCAAGGCCCAAGGGGTCCGCTTGTCCTTTTCCACGCTGGTCACGGTGGTCGGTGCGATCGCTGCCGCCGTGACTGTCCTTGTGATCCTTGTCGATCGCCTGGGTTTCTAAGGGGGTTTCCCCGTGGCTGTACCGATGTCCTCGAAACAGTTCGTTGCCCAAGCCAAGAAATGGGGCCTGCGACTGGACACGACCCGGCACCCGGACTGGGCCACCCACAACCGCAACAACGTGAAGGCCTTCGGCCCCGTGTATGGCGTCGTGATCCATCACACCGGATCGTCCGCCCAGACAGGGATGATCGACTACTGCTACCGGGGCGACCCGGCACGCGGCCTGCCCGGACCGTTGGCCCTCGGTGTGATCACCGACGACGGCATCGTGCACATGATCGGTTGGGGCCGCGCCAACACTCAGGGCCAGGGCGATGGAAGGGTGCTCACGGCAATGAAGGCTGGGCGGATGCCGCCGTTCCCGCCCGGCCCCGACACGACCGACGGCAACAGTTGCTTCTACGGCTGGGAGTTCTGTGCGTCCGGTGCCTCGGACCCGTTCACCCCGGCGCAGTTCAACACGGCCGTCAACCTGGCCAGCGCCATCCTTGATTTCCATGCCTGGAGCAACGTTCCCGCGTCCGTCATCGGTCACTACCAGTGGACCGGCCGGAAGGCTGGCGACCCGGCGTTCAAGCCGACGGCCGACACGCGCAAGGAATCGCTCAACTGGCCGGTGTTCATCGAAGCCGTCAAGAAACGTCTGGGCGGTTCGTTGCCGCCAGCATCTACACCCAAGCCACCCACACCGGAGGAAGACATGCCTCTCAACGCGGCCGACATTGTGGCCATCCGCGCAGCCGTACAGGCTGAGCTCGAAGAGTACGGCGCACGCCTGTGGGGGAAGGGCGGGACCGCTGGCGCCTATGTGGCGCGGTCCGATGTCCGCGAGGCTGACATCTTGCAGACCGTTGACCGGATCGAAGAGGACACGAACGACGACGGCACGCCACCGGCACCGGCACCCCCAAAAGCCTGAGCCTGGCAACGCTCTATGAGATGTTCCCCGGCTACCCCTCGACCAGCGGCAGCGGCAAGACCGTCGGCGCACTCCGGACCGGCACGGAAGCCAAGGCCGCCGTGGCCGCAGGCTGGCCATCGTTGCTGGCGGCAATGACTGCCGCGCAGATCAACACCGCTCGACGCCAAGCCGCGTTCCTGACCACGTTGGCGTTCGAGTCGCAGTGTGAATACAACCGTCGGCAGATCAGCCAGACCCGGGTGTTCTACGGCCGGGGGTTCATTCAACTCACCGGCCGCGCCACCGATCCCGATGCCGACGGCAACGTAATGAACTACACCCCGGCCGGGGCCTACCTCGGTGTGGACCTTGTCAGTGTCCCGGACCGGGCCCTGTCCCTCGACTACTCGGCACGGATCGCCGGGTGGTACTGGACGAAGGCGCGGCCCGGTTGCAACGGCTATGCCGACAACTTGCAGATGGGGAAAGTGAACGCGGCCATCGGCTACCCGCTTGCCGGGAGCAACGATGCCGACCGCTGCATGGTGTTCGGCCATGCGCTTGCCACGTTGACCGGTGATCCGGTCGAAGCCGTGGACTGTGCACGATGAAGGGAAGTTGGTTGCTGTGAGCACCATTGCTACCTATGCGAAAGCCCTGGTTGGGTTCCTGGTTCCTGCCGCCGTCGTGATCACGTCATCGGTGCAGGAAGGCAGCGACGGCGGTTCGGCCATCACGACGGCGGAATGGATTACGGCAGCGTGCGCGGCGGTGATTACTGGCGGCGGTGTCTGGGCCGTGAAGAATCGCGCACCGGCTGAGCCGGTGGTTCCGGGCGACGGCGCCGAAACAGGCGGGTAATCCTGGCACGAATTCGCTTGAACATTTGCCCCACCTTCAATTGCACAACCCAATAGGCTGCCGCTTCACCCTTTCTGCGTCGGGAGGGGGTGAAGCGGCTTTTGGTATTTCCGGGTGTGGCCGGGGGCAGGGACCGGGCCCCCGGGCCGACTAGGCCGGGTGATTCAGGATCAGGACCTCGCCGGTGGCCGGGATGATCCGTAGGCGCCGGTGGTCACCGTTGGCCCGGCGTAGGCATTCCTTCCACAGCCGCTGGTCAACGCGGGTCGTTGTGACGGCGCTGACAGGCTCTGTGCGCTTCCGTGCGGGGCGATGCGGTGCCCGCACGGGTGCTGGTGCCTCCGACTCCCTGAAGGGCTCAGAGGCCAGCGGAGCGGCGTGGTCCTCCCAGTCCTGGGCGGTGGCGCCGTGCATGCCGACCGTGACCACCGTCCGGGCCGTCTCATTCACCACCGCCAAGACCCCGGCGCGGGTGTAAATGCGGCAGCCATCCTCTTTCATTGACGGCACCGTTGTTTCCGGCCGGGCCAATACCGCACGCACCTGTTCCACGGTAATACCCCGGTCGCCGAGACGTTCCCGGACATGCGCCGACAGGCGCCATCCATTCAGGTCTTCCAATTCGTTCACCGTTCCCCCAACCCTGTTCATTAGTTTCCCCCCTCAGGATTCCGTGCGCTCTCATCGCTGGCAAGAGGCGTCAGCATCCGCGACCAGTTCGGCTGGGCCAGGAAGTAGCCCGAGGTGAACCATGCCGCCATGACCGGGTGAGTCGGCCGCAGCACTGCCACCGCGCCGTCCCGGTCGAAGCCCTCCAGCTTGACGGCCATGGTTCCGCCGTCGTGGTTCGTCAAGATGAATTCGTTGCCAACAGCAAACTCCATCAGTCCTCCCGGTCGATTCGCAACGCGTTCCGCTACGGCATCACACGGCTGGTCGGCGCCTGGGTTGTCACTGCGCACGAGGCAGCGGATACAGACCTGCGGGAAGTTGTCACCGAGCATCCCGCCCAGTACCTCACCCCACGCGTGGCCATTCGCATCCGTTGCTTCAGGCATCGTTGTGCTCCTCCGTGGGGATCACGTCCCCTAGGTTCGCCGTCGTCGCGCGCACCAGGGTCACCATCTCGTCATGCCCGGCGCGCGCTTCGTCCTCGGTGCTGTAGCGCCGACAGTCCAGATCAAACCCGCCGCTACTCTCCGGGCCGAA